ATTAAATGGAAATAAACAAAAAAGCCGCCTTTAATTAGGCGGTTTTAATTTTGCCGTTTGAGTGATACACTCTGACGGCTTTATTTTTACCGTTTTTAGCCGCTTTTGTTCGTGGGTAATATGCTTATACTATGGAGCATTTGAACCGGTAAAAATACGACCATAAAAGCGGCAATTTAAACAATATGATTTTATACTTTGAACCGCTCCGCCGCCGTCCTGCGTGGGCGATTTTTTTGTTTTTCGTGGGAAGTGAAAAATCAAGCGGTAGAAGTCAAAATTTTAACTTCTGAAATCAAAATTTTACAACTGAAAGTCAAATTTTCAATGGCGATTTTCAAAATTTTTAAATTCAAACTTTTTATGGTGGGAGATAAGTCAAAATTTTTACTTTCGGTTTCAAATTTTTAATTTTGGTGTCGGTAAAACGACACTAACTTACTTTTTTCTCTTGTAGGGAGGGGTATATTAGTAAAAATTACCCTATATACAAAAAATATATAAAAAATAATAAAACCGACACTATAACCTTTGCAAACCGCATAAATAAAGGCTTTAACAATGGTGTCGGTCAAAATTTATAGTGTCGGTATTTTAACTTTAAATAAAGTCAAAACTTTACACCCTTTATTTCAAAATTTCAAATTTTTATCTTTCGTTTTCAAAATTTAACTCTAACAAAATAACAGAGACCCTAATAGAGCCTCTGTCAAAATTTACTCGTCTGTATCGTCCTCAAATATTTTATTAAACTCTTTCCTCATTCTATTCCAAGTGGGAGTAGGAATATGAGTAGGTTTCGGTTGGTCTAAATCGACCATATCAGATACAAACATATTAGGTTTTTCAGGCTTAGGAGGTTCGGTATTTTCCTCAGCCTCAAGCCATAATTTAAACACACCTTTACAGCCGAGTTTTGCGACATTTCCCTCGCAGAATTTCTCAGCAGGACAGCAGTAACACTGTTCTAAAGTTTCGGTGCAAGTTGCTAAAAATTCTGCCATTTGGTCTATGTCGAAATTTCTAATGAGGTCAAAGTTTTTCATTTAATCAGTCCTCAAAAATATCCATAGGTATGGTTATTTCTTCCTCTGAATCTTCAACACCAATATAAACTGCATCGTCAACGTGTACGATAGTTTGACAGGCTAATCCTTGCGATACTCCTGTCATTTCTTTAAAATCGTTCTCAGTAATTTCTTCCATTCTAAAATATTTAGTCATTTTATCTCCTTTCCTCCTGTGGAGGTTTAGGTAAAGGTTGCCAATGTGTAAAGATATTTTGACGTGGGATTATACAGTCGTGATAATCAGTATGCCATAGTCCGCCGCCTTGATAGGTGGCTATCATTGTGCAACTTCCGGTAAAAACCAAACAGCGTGTGTCTATTTCAGGTAGCATATGTTCTACACTTACCCACATATCAGCATCTATACCATCGTGATAACCTTTATCGTATTGTTCACGGTCATACTTTAAAGCTTTAATCAGTTCGTCTTTATTGACATTTATACCTACCTCTTGAACCGCTTGAAATACACCGTTTTCAAAATTAACTCGTATGTCCTTAACAGCACTTTCGATAATACTTATAGGAGATTTATACATTGTTACTTGCCTCGCTTTCTAATAATTCGGGATTATCGTGTATGTTACCGATTACTTCAACAAAATAAACATTATTTGTTGTATAAACTCCGTTTCTCACATTATTGCGATAGGTAAAAATTTTTTCATCGATGATACTAAAATCATCTGCCAAACGATAATCACGGAACAATTCTCTCATACAAAAGCCGCTATCTCTCCACTCGATTAGCATAGTTTTTGTATTCTTGTGTCCTTTGTCAAAAAAAGTAAAATTCTACTATATCGCCCTCAAAAATCTTTGTGCCATTTTTATCGGTTGAGCCTGTGTATTGTCCTACAGTCTCAGGGGTAATATCAACTCTTAAATGGCGGTTAGGTAGTCCCCAATCGGTCATTTGTTCAAAAACAATTTGGTGTATATCATTGTTTTTGTCGTTGTCGCAATCCTCTTTAAAACAATATGTAGTTCTATGCAAGTTAATATAATACCCTGTGTACCATACTTTTGTTTCTTTGCATTTACCCCTAAATAATATCTCTCGCATCATTTTTCCTCCTATGTATCGTTAATTATAACGGTACAACCTTTTTCTAACAAATGTGTTGCTAAATCGTATGGATTCACGTCAAAATATGCCGCATCACAACCAAAAAAGTCGTTAATGTAATCTATCATTTTAACCTTAGCAGTTTCCTTGTCTGCGACAGATATTTTATTACAATCAGAGCATTGTTTTATTTCTACACCTAAAGTCAAAGTTTCGAGATTTTTACCCTGTACCGCTCGTATGATAGATTTTACTCGCTGTTTCAAAATTCTTTTAAAGTTTGCCATTGTCAACCCTCCTATTCCACATATCAGTAGCAGAATCTATATCATCAAAAGGTAAAGTTGCGATATGACAGTTCGTACAGTGGATGCCTACTTTACCATTATAAACTACCGCCATCGTTTCGTTTTCAAGGTCGCAACAATTATGTATTTCTGCTTTTCCTCCACAAAAAGGGCAAGATTTTAAAGTTTGTCCGTTAGTTTGGCAAGACATACCCTGCACCCCTCATTGTTGAGAAACAGTAAGCAACGCAGAAAACCAACAGCATAAACAGGGCGGCGATAAGTCCTAAGATGCTGATTATTTTAAATACTAATTTCTTACTGTTTTCAAAAGTAATAATACAAGAAACGAATAAACCTATAAGTCCAAAAAATATAAATCCGTTCATTATTCGCCGCTCCTTTCGTTCCACGCATTTACGGCTTGACCTTGTGCTATAAATTTATGGTCGTGCCATTCCTTTATAATAACTCGCCGTCCTCTTGCACCGCAGGAGGAACACATAACGGCATAACCATTACCAATTTTTCTAACTCGTGCTGTGCCATTACAAAAAGGACATTGTTTTATTGTTTTATTAACATTCATTATTCGTCCTCCACTGCCGCACTTTCAAGATACCTCTGCTGTATATCTTCCGGAGTTTCTTCAATATCCCCAAGCGGATTTTTAGGCTCAAGCACAATTTCTTGTTTGTTGGTATATCCAAAATGATTTTTACCGATAAAGATACCGCTTACAGGGTTGATTTTACCGTTCATCATATAATCCTCCCACAAACCTGCAAGAACACCATAAGCCTTTTGAATAATCTCAGTCCGGTTATCAGTTTTACCTCTAAACTTACCTCTGCTCCAATCGTAAAGAGTTCGGCGGCTAATACCGAGTGCATTAGCCATACCCTGTACAGTTGGTTTCATATCGTCCTCTACACAATGATTAAAATACCATTGGATACGGTCTAAAACTTGCTCATCGCTATCAAGGTCAATAGGAGGCAAATCGAGAGCCAAGAGGTTATGTCTGAGATATTTTGCGTTATCTCCGGCTTGTACATTTTCCATACCAAAATTTTCTTGAGGGTTTCTAACCCAAGACTTTTTAGCCTTTTCGATAATTTGATTTTGCTGATCTGGAGTAAGGTCGAGTTCTTTCTTTTCTTCACTCATTTTATAGTTACACCTCCCAAGTTGTCTAAAGTAATACCTTTCCACTGCTTTACACCTGAATAAACAGTCGGTTTAGCATAATTCTCCATACATTCATTGAATCGAGGAGAACTCATAGCGGAAAGTCCATTAGTTTTACACCAAGATTTATATGCTGTGTAAAATTCGCCTCTGCCTATACGTGCATTTTCTTCAAGTTTGCACCGTTCCTCAACAAAGAGAGCAACCTTATCATTTTTCTTTTCATAACTGCGGATACTCTCTTTAACCGATTTAGGTTCTTGCAGACCTCGTATGTGGTAGTTGATATAGCCGTCAATAAGCCATTTGAAAATTACAGCCTTTGCATCAGGTTGTAAGAACTTTGATTTTAGTTCTGTATCTCTTTCGTCCTCTCCAAAATGTCTATTAAACTCAATAACTCTAACACGGTCTGAGGAGAAAAGAGATTTATCAGATACCGCAGGGAGAGAGTTACAACTTAACCACATTTTGAATTGTGGAGTATATGTAAAGGCTTTTTCGTGGAGATTTCGGGTAGTAATCGGGTCATTACCTGTATAATTCTTTATCTGTGCCTCATTGAGTTTACCTGCATCCTCAGACTCAGAAAGTGTAACGAATCTTTTACCTTTAAGACTTGCTAACATAGGGTTGGCTCTGTCGTAAGAACCGGCGGCTCTATTGGTACAGATAAAATCGACCTGCATAGCCTTAGCATAATCTCCTAAAATATTATGAATAGTATTAAACAGAGTTCCTTTGCCATTACGAGTTTTCTTACCATAGGCAATAAACATACATTCCTCTTTTGCAACACCACAGAGGGAATAACCTAAAGCACGTTGTAAGTATTTCGCAATTTCTTTATCTCCGCAGGTAATTTCGTTAATGAACTCCGCCCATCTGTCAAAGGAAATTCTTTGTGTTGGCAGAGGGTAATAGCAGTTAGTAATCATTGTGAGGTAGTCGTTAGGGTCGTGGTCTTTGAACTCGCCCTCCTCTAAGTCATAAGTGCCGTTTTCACAGTTTATAAGATACGGATTTCCGTCAAAAGTCTGTATTGAAATTGCCGTCTCCTCCTGAGCATCTTTCAAAACTCTATCTCTAACACGGCGGTCTCCCATTTTAGCAACAAAAGTCTTGTATTTCTTCGCTATATCCTCATCCTCATCGGGAATTTCTCCACAGTAGAGTTGCATAAGTTTTACAAATTCTTTCATTTTGCCGCTCACAATAACAGAGCCTGTATCCTTAACCCACTTAGTAGAATCGTAAACGAACCACTCACGAGCCTCAGTACAATATCTGCAACTATGACGGTAACATTTACCGAAAAGTTGACCGAGAGACATCTCGTCCCATTTATACTCCGTACTCTTATAAGGGTGTTCTGAAACGATAGTAGAGAATACTCTTGACTGACCCTCATCTAAGAAATATCTGCCGTCTTTAAGTACAAAAACGGAGGATTGCTCATATTGAAACTCCTGTCCCATTATTCCGCCTCCCCGAATCTTTTACCACAAGCAGGGCAGAAATTAGCACCCTGTTTTTTAAATCGCTCACATTGTTTACAACCATATCGAGTTATATCAAATTCGTTTGCGGAGGCGGCAACACAGAGAGCAGAGAAAAGAAATCCCAAGAAACAGCCTATTACAAGACCTATAAAGAAAATTAAAAATTTCATAATCATTATCTCCTATATTTTGTTATGCTGTTTACAATGGTAAGTATCTCGTATTCGTCAAGCGGCGGTTTACAAGCGACTTCATTCGCATAACATAACTCATCGTAAATTTGTTCGTAATTATATCCTGCATTGTGTAATTGACCTGCAAGAGAGGTTAGCGATATATTTCGGCAACCATCAGGGATAGGAGGATATGTAGGTCGCAGGGAGATTTTACCGTCTTTAGGTTCGTTAAAAACAGGTTGATATATATTAGGAGAGCGGTTAGAATCGTTGCTCTCTACAGTTTCGGGAAAATAGGTAGATACTATATAATCAATAGCCGCTTGATTTTCTATGATTTCTTTAAAAATCAGGGTCTTTCCTGTCATAATAAAGTATCTGCCCGACTTGTATATCTCAACTCCGTTCCGGTTGTTTCTCCCATTGAACGGTAAATCTCCTTTAACCAAGATATGAATACCTCTACCGCTCTTACTCTTTTCGGTGTAAGATTCACAATGTCTAATTAAATCAACACTTAAAGCAGATAATAAACCGTTATCCTCAAATCCTGCATCTATATCTATCCCTACAATACCGTTATCGGCAAACACAAATCCTATATGGTCGTAATTTCCATTCTCCACAGAGGCTACAGCCGTTTCGTAAGTATTCCAAGTGTTAGGGTCAACAGAGGATGCAGACTTTTTTATGGTAGATTGCATAGGTATTTTACTGTTGTTCCAAGCATTTACCCATTGAGGAAGTAATTTTAATTCGGCAGGTATGGTATCATATCTCATAACAATTACTCGCTTTCCTCTGTTTTCTTAGTCTTTTTAATAGCAGGAGCGGTCTTTTCCTCTACCGCCTTAAAATAAAACTTATCGTCAACGCAGAGAGCAAATCCCTTACAGATTTCCTTTTGACTAACTGTACCATTTTTTATAATAGCAAAAGCCGCTCCCTCTGACATCGTATGTTTAACGAGGTCTTTTCCCACTTTCATAACAAACTCTACTTGTCCGTCTACAACAACTAATTTCATAATCGTACCTCCTATACATTTATAATCTTTGCCGCTATCATATCGGCAGTGTGAGTAAATAAAACATTTGAATAACGCTCAATGGCTCTGTTATAGTCCGCCCATTGACTTTCATCGGTATATGCTCCCATATGGTAACGAATACAAGCAATTTCTTCCTCAGTCAACTTAAACAGTTGTGATAAAACCATAACAGATTTATCTCCGTGTCCTTTAAGGAGACAATCGTTGTTATAAACATATGAGGTTGTATCATACGCAGGAGTGCCGTTCAGAGTTTTACCCGTTATGGGATGAATATAATTATCCATTTTACAAATATCGTGGAACATACCGACAATGTAAGGAGAGCGTTGCTTTTGCCATACCAAACCTAACCTTTCGGTAAGATTTACGAGTTCTCGTCCAACTGTTAGGCTGTGGTCGAATAACCCCCCCTCGTAAGCACCGTGATACTTTGTAGAGGCAGGTGCAGTAAAGAAACCTTTACTTACAAGAAAATCTATCAACTCGTCTGTGGCTAAATCGCCCATAAAATCTTTAAATTGAGATATTCTGTATTCCATAATTTTACCTTTCCGGAGGGGAGTGTTTCATCCCCTCCATTGTTTAATTATTTGTCAAGAAACGATAAATCGTACTTAGGCTTAGTTTCCTTTTTGGTTTCTGTCGCAGTTGGTTCTGCGGCGGAATCTCCAAATCCGTCTGCCTCTGATTTATTCTTAATGTTGATAAAGGTAACAGTTTTATTCGGGTCATCTCTATGAGGCTGAACGGTATGCTCAACATCTCCCTTAAAGAATTTACCTACCAAATCCTCGTGGTCGATTTCGGTAAGAGAGAAGTCTTGCAAAGCGGTCTTAGCCATAAACGAAAACGCATTTAAGCCGCCCTCAGATTTAACATTGTACCTTTCGGTATGTTTCTGTCCGTCTTGATTTACGAGATTTACCTCGATTTTTCCAAATTTCTCCTTGTAGGTGCAACTCACAATCTTAAAAATGTGTTCGCCCTCCGGTATAGTTGTAAATCCTGCTGAAAGTCCTACAGTTGCCATAATTATTTGTCCTCCTTAATAAGTTTAGGTTGTAATTTATAAGTTTCAGACGTGGTCTGATACTTTTCTAAAAGACCATCATTAGCCAATGCCTCTTTGTCAATTCCTGTAGAAATAGACTTAGATACATTCCATTCGTATTTTTTACCCGAAATAGATACTTGTTTGTCTCCATCACGAAACTTACTTATAGCATACTTTTTAATGACTTCCTTTGCGGTCTTGAGAGCCTTTTCTTTGCTCTTGATTTTTTCTGTCATTTCGTCAATTTCTGCCTGTAATATTTCCGCATCCTCGATAACCTTATCTATATCGGTATCGGGAGATAATGTGTTCTTACGCAGATATTTAAGTATCTCTGCATCCTTTGTTTCGTCAAAGACAGGAGAAACACCGCTCTCTATGTACTCTTTCCACCAAAGGATAGCAGGGTTTACATAGTCAACCTCAAAGTTAGGATATCTCTCGCTAACCTTGAAAGGATAGGTAATAGTATTATTTGCTGTAAGAACAAAGTTCTCAGGGTGTTCGTAATCGGTAGGTTCTAAGAATGATGCTACCATAATTACATTGTCAACACCGAGCAGATAGGCATACAATGCCGCTTGAAGTGCATAATACTCAGGAACATCTCCTTGCCAATCTTCCGCCCTCTTAGTGGTCTTAAACTCGATAACTGTATCGGGTTTTTCATTTTCTCCGTAGAGGAGGCTATCCCACATACCGCCGAGAATTTTCGTATCAGCGAAAAAGTCCCCATAGGTCTTTTTGAAATAATCAGCACCGTATATATCGGTAGGAGTTTTGAGATTAGTCATAAAGTAGGCTTTTCTCATATACTCAATCTGTTTAGGCTCGATTGTTTTACCTGCGGCGGTATAAATGGTATCCTCAAAAGGTTTTTCGTAGGTTTTGGTAATAGCACACCAAACCTCGAAAGCCGTACTCCACGGATTGAGACCGAGAACTGTAGCAAAACGAGTAGCCGTGAGTTTTTTAGGTCTCTTAGGTGGTTCAATTTGGATTCGGTTATCTTCTAACCATTTAACCTCACTCATTATTAGTCCTCCTTAATACCTTTCTGTACCTCGTCAATCAATTCTCCAACCTTGAGAATGAGTTGTGTACATTGGTCTTTTGTGAGTTCAGTAAAGTTGTTGGTTTTAACAACAATAGCCTGTATGAACTCCTCCTGAGTGTTATCGACCTTGTTAAGCATAGCAAGAGCCTTTTTCAACTGTTCAATTTGAATAGGCTCAGCCTGTGCTGAACTATCGGTAATTTCCTTTTTGATTTCCGCTCTCTTTTCTTCTGTTACAGGGGTTTTCTTAGAGCCGCCCTTAGAAGTATCCTTTTTCACAGTATCTTTAATACCGTCTATGGTATCCTGTTCGACAATATCAAGAACCTGCATATAAAGGTATCTGCGGTGGTAAGTCTGTTTAGCACCCTCGCCTTGAATTTCCATCATAATTTTATTACCCTTGATAGTGAGGAGTTCGCCCTCAATCTTAGGGGAATGGAATACGATAGTGCTATCAGAGTTGAAATCATAAAGTGTACCGGTAGGAACACCCTCAGGGAATGTAACAACAAACAGAAGTCCGTTATCTGCGAAAATCTTTGTCGCTACAGGTACAATATCCTTTAACTCGAAATATTCACATTCCGCAGTAGGATTTATACCGGTTTTCTTAACGTCTGCCGCAAGGAAATCTATCCTTGCTTTTGCCAACTTTTCATAAATAGAAGTAGTAGGTGTACTCATTTGTTAAACCTCCAAAATTGATAATAATTGTTTTTTAATGTTATTGATTCTGCGAGTATTAGTTCTCCGTATTTTTCGGCTTATGCCGAGAAAATCTTTAACATAATTATTCGCAAGTTTGATATACCACTCTTTGTCTATAGCGGATATGTCTAATTTGTTACTGTTATCTACAAGACAATGTTCGGGCAGATTGCTAATTTTTGCTTTACCGCCGCTTTCAGCGTGTATTTTATACAGAGTGCCGTAAGTAAGGTCTTTGGTCGCATAAACCCTATTTACATTCTGTACAGGTATAAACTCGCCGTCTATACAGTGGTAAGTGCCGTCATACTTAGAACCTGCCTTAGCGATAATCTGAAAAGAGAAAATATCGTTACAATTTTTAATCGTATCCTCGACAGGAGTGTTATTTACGAAATATTCCTCAACCGCTTTAGATACAATAGTAAAGTTGTTGTTGATGTTGAAAGCACCGGCTTTAGGAATACCTCTTACAAGGTATCCGCCTTTGGTTTTGACAGAGCCGTTATGTTTTATCTCTATATATCCGTTGACATCTTTCTGTACAACTTTTTTAATAACATCTCGCTCCAACTCAAAGCCTGTCCGTTCTTGCCATTCTTTAGTTATTTCATTCACAAGAGGTAGCACAGATTTTTTAGCGACAAACATAATACCGTCCGTATTCATTTGAACTATCTGTACGTTCTCCTCGCCAAGAGTATGTAAATGATAACCTAACTCCAAAAGGTACAACTGTCCGCTTATACAAACTGACCTACCCATTAAAGGGTCGTATAGGTCGTTCCATTTTGCTAACATAGCACCATAAGTTGTATTGGCAACCAACTTTAAAGCATTTGCTGTAACAATATCGCCGTTTTTCTTAGCCGTCATTCGTCTCTCAAGCATATCTGCGTAAATCTGTGGGTCAGGGATAGAACGGCTACAGTATCCGTTTATCGTCATAAGATGCGGATAATATGAGGCTACATCTTCATTTATAATCAATGTGTCATCTGTTTCCTCGATTACAGCATTACCGCAATCTCCGTGTATCCCACCAAAACCGAGAGTATAATTACAATTACCTATGCTCGATTTATATTTACTTGAAAACAAATCTTTATCAGAGATTGTTTTATCGTGCATCCTATCAAAGAAATCAAATACCGCTTGAGGTATGAACTCTTTTCTAAGATTATCGGGATAATGATATTCTCTTTCGTCATCGTGCTGTTTAGGAACTGCGGAAAGATAAGCCGCAGTCAGTCTTGCATTAGTCATTGTTAATGCTTTTTTAGGTGAAATTCCTGCCATTTGACCGAGTGCGATTTTATTTTCAATGTACGGCATCCTAAGTTTTAGCCATTTTTCTGTAGCATCGACATCATAACTACAATAGAAAATGGTTTTTTCTATTTCCTCTTTAGTGAGAGGTCGGTCAATGTCGAAATCTACCTGAGTCTCCTCGATATTCATACCGAGATGAGCCTCAACTGCTTTAAGTGATAATCCCTGTTGCATATCATCAAACAAATCGCAGAGATTGATTATAAAATACTCCTCTTTAAGCGGAGGATAATCCCAACCGTTTAATTTGTGCTTTATTATATAATCGTTCAGCTGCTTTACTTCTTCGGGAGAAAAATCACAAGCCATACTTTTTAAAATAAATTGGTCGTAATGCTTTATATTTGCACCTACATAGATTGCATCTTTATTGTTATCAAAGTATTCTCTTACACCGTCATTATCGTTGTGATAAATTGAACGTGAGGCGGTATCTAAATCCTTGAATACAGTAACATTGTCGTATGCAAAAACCTCTGTATCGACTACTATAAACCTCATTTATTACCTCCTAACAAGTCATCTAACCAATTTAAAAGACTCGTATTAGGTTGAAGTAATGCGGTCAATATGTGTTCCAAACAAGGAACAGCGATAGAATTTCCTGCTTGTTTGTAAAGTTGGCTGTTAGAAACTCGTTCTATCTTTTCATCAATAGGTAAATCTGCATATCGCTTTTTACTTCTTAACTTTAATTGAGAAACCTCAGCCTCTGTGTAATATTTCGCTTTATAAAAGTCCTCATCGGTAAAACCCATAAGTCTCCAACATTCAAGCGGTGTTAATTTTCTTACACGATAATCTTTTTGTTTCATAATGACCTGACCTGAGGATGAAGTAGAGTTACAAGATGCGGTTAAAGTAGGGCAAATATCTTTTATCTCTGAGCGGTTGTATGCGTTGAATTTATCGGGGAGTTTTCCTTGATTTTCAACAATACCTTTTGCGGCATCCTTTACAAACCCATACTCGTTAGAGATATTTTCTATATATTGTTCATCCATAATCTTTACCTCTTGATTACCCCCCCCCATTAGTCTGTAAGGTAGGGCATAGTCCGTGTACACTATAAACTCTGCGTGAACACTCATATACCTTATCCCACTTACCGCCGGAGAGTGTACCTATAACTTTACACTTCATATTCGATTACTCCTGTCATAC